GTTTCCCAGTCACGATCGGAGTTACTAGACAATACTAATGAGTACCTACAACCCTACATTAACTTAAAGGGATTGTTAGACACTAAGATAGAACAAGACTGTAAAGATGATTTCCTGACATTCGTCAAAGTCATGGCACCTATGATGGTGTCTGACTGGAAGATGGGTCGTCATATTGAAGTCATATCAAATAAACTAAAAGATTTAGAGAATGGTAAGATAAAACGACTGATGGTCTTTCTTCCACCACGGTCTTCTAAGTCTGTTATCTGCTCTAAGCTCTTTCCAGCATGGTATATTGGTAGAAATCCTGCACATGAGATACTGACTGTCTCCCATAGTGACCAATTGTCCAGTGATTTTGGTAGGTCTGTCCGTGATGTGGTGGGTACTGAAGAGTTTGAGAAGATATTTAAAGGAGTCTCTTTAAGAAGCGACGTCAGAGCTGCTGGTAAGTGGAAGACAAACCAGAATGGGTCTTACTATGCTGCTGGTGTTAGATCACAGATAGCTGGACGTGGCGCACACATAGCTATACTGGATGATGTGATGTCTGAAGAGGACGCCATCAGTGCTTCAGGCAGGAGATACATCAAGGAATGGTATCCAGCGGGGCTTAGAACCCGTATCATGCCCAATGGGGCTATAGTAATTATTAATACACGCTACCACTACGATGATCTCTGTGGTTGGTTGCTAAAACAACAAGAGAACATGGGAGAGTTTGAAACAATCCCATGGGAAGTAATTAGAATACCTGCATGGGTTGACGAAGAAGCAGCGGAATTGCTTGACTTACCTGTAGGCTCTAGTTACTTTCCCGAATGGAAGTCCGATGAAGTCTTACGCATGGACGAGAGTGAGATCAAGGCCAGTAATGGTAGTAGATACTGGAATGCTCTCTACATGCAAGACCCCACACCTGAAGAAGGTGGTATTATTAAGAAAAGATGGTTGAAATACTGGGATGATGAAGAACCACCTAGCTGTGATTTTATAATTCAAACATATGATACTGCTTTCTCTACACGGACTACGGCTGACTACAGTGTTATCCAGACATGGGGTATATTCTCCATGTATAACCAAGATGATAACGGTATAGAAGACTTAACGCCCAATCTAATCCTACTGGGAAACATCAGGGGTAGGTTTGAGTACCCAGAACTAAGAAGAATTACTCAGAGACTGTACGATGAGCATAGACCAGACGTCTGTATGGTTGAGAAGAAAGCCAGTGGACAGTCTTTGCTACAGGATATGCGTCGGAGTGGTCTCCCTGTAATGGAATACACACCAGACAGGGATAAGGTATCCAGAGTATACTCAGCTTCTCCAATCATTGAGGCTGGTAGAATGTGGATACCCAGTAAGAAGAAGTGGTCAGATGAATTAGTAGAGGAACTACTAAGGTTCCCTAATGCTGCTCACGATGACCAAGTAGATGCAATGACAATGGCTATCCACTACATGAAAGAGTCTTGGCATCTAACACATCCAGATGATCCAGAACTTGAAGATGCAGTAGCCACTAAAAAGAAAACTTATTGGTCTTTCTAAATTTGGATAACGATAAAAAGTATGGTATAATAGTATAGTGAAAATATTTAGGGGAATAACATGCCGGGACTCTCAAGCTTACAAGTGAACATTAAAGATCAACCTCATAATCTTGCATGGATTAATGAGGCAGAACAAGACTTGCTTAAAGACCTTGGTGGTTCAGGCCGTCCCGGACCTATGGGTATACCTGCTTATGATGTTGATTATGATACTGACCTAGATGAAGACTATGAGTCTGTCCAAGCAGGTCCGGGTGAACCCGGTTATGAGGGGCCTGAGTCTAATCAACCTGATGATGTACAACAATCAAGACAAGCAGTTGCAGATCAGTTAGGAAGAAACTATGATCCTGAATCTCTAGCAACACCTAATTTTATAGATGCCGAAGGTAACACTGTTGATGTACCTTCTTATGGTTTTGATGAGTCAGGTAATTTTAGTGAACTAGCGGAGGCCATTGGCGGAAAACCACAGGGTGCTTTTGCTACTGCTGGAGAACATGCAGATTACTTTTTTAGTAAAAAAGATGGAGAAGTCAAACCTGGAGTGTTTGATAGGGGCGACGGACCACCGGATATGTTAGCAAAATTATCCCCCACCATCTATGCAGTATTAAGTGCTATAAACAAGCTAACCAGAACTGTTGATCCTGAAAAAGAACAGGGTACAAAAAGTAATATAACTTTTAGTCTACCTCCAGACGAACCTAGAGACGACGGAAATGCTGACGAAGAAATAATTCCCGAAATTGTCGAAAAAAAAGAAGAAGAAAAAAAACTAGGAACAATGGAACAGTTCTTTGCAGATAAAAAGGAAGAAGGTGTACCTGAAGTATTAGATAATATAATTAATAGACTAGGTATTCAAAATAGAACTATAGAACCATTTAATGAATGGTTGGCTGGACAAAGTGAAGCAATGAGAGCAGCAGACATGATTACTCAAACAAATGAATATCGTAAATCTTTAAGAGATCAAACATCTCCAGCACAATCTTATCTACCTATTGTTCAACCAGCAGCAGATAGAACAACAGAGCAATCATTTATTAATAACTTATATCCCTCTTCTAAAAAAACATCAGCTACTGACGCTTTATATGCTGAATTAGGAATTTAATAATGGCTACAGAACGTAATCCCTTTGATAAGATACCTGAAGCTACAGAGACTAATGTAGTAGCCATGATGCCTGAAGAAAATTCCAATGTCTCTATTGAGATTGATCCTTCAGATGGTGGTGTAATTGTAGACTTCTCTTCAGAAGAAGAAGCAGTCATGGAACCATCAGAAGAAATCAGTGAGTGGTATAGTGATCTAAGTCTTGACCTCGATGCAGAAGAACTACAGGATATTGCCAGTGATGTAATTGAGAACTTCAATGCTGATAAAGACAGTCGTGCTGAATGGGAGTCTATGTTTGAACGAGGCTTTGACCTGCTTGGTCTAAAGCTGCAAGAAGCATCAGAACCATTTCAGGGTGCATGTACTGCTGTACATCCACTACTAATTGAATCAGCAGTCAAGTTCCAATCAAAAGCTTCAGGTGAACTCTTTCCTGCCACTGGCCCTGTCAAGACACAGATACTTGGTGCTGCTACTCCAGAGAAAGAGATGCAAGCCAATCGAGTTCAGAACTTTATGAACTTCCAGCTTACTGAACAGATGCCTGAGTACTTCGATGAATTTGAAAGAATGCTTTTCCATCTACCCTTGATAGGTTCAGCATTCAAGAAAGTTTATTATAATGCTACACTGAAACGCCCCGTATCTGAATTTATTCCCATAGACCAGTTCTATGTGTCTTACTACGCAAACGATCTCAGAAATGCGGACCGATATACTCATGTAATCCATAAAAGCCCAGTAGATATGAAGTTGGATATGATGTCTGGTGTCTACAAAGACATTGAACTTCCTCAACCAGCCCAGCTTTCTGCATCAGGGTTTGCCAGTAAGATAGATAATATTCTTGGGTTGTCTCCCTCATATGATTCTGATCCACAGTATGTTATCTTAGAACAACATTGTTATCTTGATATTGAAGAAGAGGGCGTACCTTGCCCTTATATTGTGACTGTAGAAGAGCAGTCAAGAGAAGTTTTAAGTATTCGTAGGAACTACAAGCAAGACGATGCAAACAAAGAGAAACGAAGTCATTTCGTTCACTACAGGTTTGTCCCCGGCTTTGGTTTCTACGGGTTGGGCCTTATCCATTTCCTCGGTAACCTCACCATGTCGGCAACTGCTGCAATGCGCTCCCTAATAGATGCAGGACAGTTTGCCAATTTACCGGGCGGATTCAAGGCCAAAGGAGTGCGGATGGTTGGTGACAACGATCCTATCGCCCCCGGCGAGTTCAAGGAAGTTGAAGCAACTGGTATTGATTTATCAAGGGCAATAATTCCCCTGCCCTATAAAGAGCCTTCCCAAACGCTCTTAGCAATGCTTCAGTTCGTGGCTAATGCTGGTCAGAAGTTTGCGGACAGCACTGAGCAAGTTATCTCTGATGCTGCTTCCTATGGACCCGTGGGTACTACAATGGCATTGCTTGAAGCTTCAAGTAAGTTCTTCTCTGCAATCCACAAGAGATTACATAAATCACAGAAGGATGAATTTAGAATCCTTGCACAGATAGATTATGATTATCTACCCAACAAGTATCCATACCAAGTACCATTTGAAGATCGTGATATCTTCAAGGCTGACTTTGATGGACGTGTAGATATTATTCCTGTCTCTGATCCTAACATTCCATCCAATGCACATCGTATGATGCTGGCTAATATGGCTCTGCAAATGGCACAGCAATCCCCACCGGGAATGTTTAACATTGAAGAACTAAATAGAACTATTCTCAATGCTGCCAACATGCCTAACCTAGAACAGATACTACCACCAAAGATTGAGCCTCAACCTCTTGATCCTGTCTCGGATATCATGGCTGTTACAAAGGGTCTGCCTATTGCAGCATTCCCATCACAGAACCATGATGCACATATACAAGTTAAGATGGCTTACCTTCAAGACCCTCAGAACGGTGCCAATCCTATTATGGCTAGGATTAAACCTGTACTTGAGTCTAACATTCAAGAACATTCTGTATTGAAATATCAAGAACAGATGAGTGGTGTTACAGAACAGATGATGCAACAAGCACCACCTGAACAAATGAATCAACCACAGGCTATTGAAATGGCTATGGCAGAAGCAGCAAAACAAGTAATGAATGCCAATCAAGCTATGGGTCAAGCACAGTCACCAGAACAACAACTGGTTTCTCTTGAACAAGAGAAGGTTAAACTACAGCAGCAGAAGCTACAATCTGATACAATGGTTAATACTGCTGAACTTGAGATTAAAACAAAAGAACTTGAACTTAAAGAGAATGCTCAGATACTTGATATGCTTGAGTCTGGGGCTACGGATAACTTTAAACGTGAGAAAGCTGAAGCAGATAGAGAAGCACGAAAAGAATTATCAGCAATGAATAATCTTACTAAGGTTAAAGTTGAAGAATTAAAAGATGATAAAGATATAAAAAATACTAAGGTTAATGTACTATCACGTTTAGCAGTTGAAGAAATGAAAGAAGGAGAAAACTAATGATGACAAAAGGTAAAGGGTATTCGGAGCATGTAAAGAATACTGCAAAAGGTTTTGGTGATGCACCCAAGGCTGAAGTATGGGGTGGTCGTGGTTCACGAAGTGTTCTCAATGAATGGGACAAATCTTCTTATGAATTTCCAGCTCCAAAGAAAAGCACTCGAAAGGCTTCACTGTAACCCAGATGGAAATTTGGGATGAAGTTGTGCAAGAATTTAACGAAGAAATCGAAAGATTAAAAGTATCACTGAGTAATGGTGTTGCTGAAGATTTTGCCCACTACAGACAACTTGTAGGTTCTGTACAAGGTCTGGAGTGGGCAAGAACAAATCTAACAGAAATTATTAAAAAAAGGATGTATAAAGAGGATTAAATGAGACAGGTACAAATGGGTAATGCAATGAAGAATGACGAATGGATTGATATTGAAGATGAAGTAAGTGACCCAGCTGATCTTCCAGAACTACCGGGCTTTCATGTTTTAGTAAGGCCGTTGACAGTAAAGAGTAAAACAAAGGGTGGTATCTTTATTCCTGATTCCACCAAGGATGACATGAGTTATCTTACAACTGTGGGTAAGGTAATCGCATTAGGAGACTTGGCTTACAAAGATGTAGATAAGTTTCCCAATGGGGACTGGTGTAAAGTAGGAGACTACGTATGCTACGGTAAACATGCAGGAACAAAGCTATACTATCAGAATGTTAAACTATTACTATTGTTTGATGATCAGGTAATTATGCGAGTAAGTGATCCAAAAAATCTTGATCCTACATTTAATTTAGGAAAAGGCTCTCACTGATTTGTGATAAGCCAATAAGTATGGTATAATAGTATAACAATAAATTATTACGTAAGGCGTTTGTCTCGTAAGCAACGGAGAATATAATGGTAGAAGAGAATGATTGGAGTACTGTAGAAGTATCCCAAGGTGAAGTAGAGTATGAAATTGAAGAGCCTGAAGTTAATCAAGAGGCTGAAGAAGATATTAAAATAGAAGTTAAAGCAGATGAAGTCAAAGATGAAGAGCCTAAAGAACTTGAAGGAATTGAAACGGCTGGTGCGGAAAAAAGAATTAGACAACTTGTTAAACAAAGAAAAGAACGAGAAGAACAAGTAGTATCTTTACAAATACAGAATGAAGAACTAAATAAAAAGTTATTGGGTAAAGAGAATGAAGTACAGAGTATGGGTAAACGTACTCTTGATATGTCAGAGAAACAACTAACAGATAAGATAGCATTAGCAAAAGAAGTCTACCTAGAAGCATTTGATGAAGGAGAAAAAGAAAAACTCCTTAATGCTCAAGAAATGTTAAACGAAGCACAGGGTGATTTAAGAGCAGTCAATAATGCTAAAGCACGTTATGCACAACAAGCACAACAAGCTGTAGAACAACCAGTAGTACCACAGCAACAGGCTCCACAGGCAGTGTCTGATCCTAAAGCAGAACAGTGGGCATCAGATAATGATTGGTTTGGTAAAGACAATGTGATGACTGCTGCTGCACTTGCTATTGATGCAGAGTTAAAGAATGAAGGATATGATCCAAGTGATAATGATTTTTATCAAGAAATTGATAACCGAATTAAAACGTCTTTTCCACATAAGTTTGAAGAAGACAAAGAACGTGTTCAGGAAACTACGTCAAGTCCTGCTCAAGTGGTGTCGGGGAGTTCTCGCTCTTCTCCGAGTTCTAGGAAAAAGATTAAGCTTTCGCAAGAAGACTTAAGACTTGCCCAAAAATGGAATATACCTCTTGAAACGTATGCCGCCCAGAAGCTTAAAGTACATCAAGCTGATGGCGACTATACAGATATAAAATAGTAGCGTGGAGAATAAAAATGGATACAACACGAAATGAAACACGTAGTGACAATCTACGAGAACAGAATCTACGAGAAGATCAATGGACCTATGAGGAACCCGATGCCCTCACTATCCCAGAGGTAGTAAAAGCACGTTATGACAGTGAAGGTATGGCCCTTCGTTGGCTGCGTATATCGTTAAAAGGTCAAGACGACATCACTAATGTTGGTAAGAAACAACAGGCAGGGTGGATCTTTGTAACTCCTGATGAAGTTCCCGAAATGGCTGTTACATCCTTCGTGAGGGATGAAGGCCGTTACCTTGGTACAGTCTGTCGTGGAGACTTAGCATTGGCTAAAATGCCAGCTGGCAAGGTAAATGCCCGGAGAAAGCATTATGAAAACAAAGCAAATGATATGATGGATGCAGTAAACGCCCAGCTTATGAAAAACTCTGATTCTCGTATGCCTATCTCCAACACAAGTAAATCGGTAACAACACGAGGAAGGCGACCTTCTTTTCAGAACTAGCTTTCTTCATAACAAGGAGATGAAACAATGTCTACTACTAAAGCATTTCGTGGTTTCATTCCTGCTCGTAAAAAGAGTGGTGGCTACAATAACGAAGCCGTGACTGACATGATTACGTTGACTTCAACGGGTCAGGCCCAGTCGCCCACTAATAACATTTTCACAGGTGATCCGGTAGTTCTTCCGGGTGCAAACTTTGCAACGATTTCGCCTTACATTGCAGCAACACTAAAACCTTCTGGGGTTTTCATGGGTTGCCAATATGTAGAAAATGGAGAGCAGAAGTTTTCCCGCCATTGGAACGGGGGCTTGAGTGCCACGGATATTAAATTCTTTGTAATCACTGATCCAGATCAGACGTATTACATCCAAGCATCTTTGTCGCTTTCAGCGGCTGAGTTGGCAATTGTTCGCAACTACAATGTAACAGTAAGTTCTACTGCTGCTTCGGGAAGTACAGTGACTGGTCAGTCTAGTTACTATCTTGACGGAGCTTCAGGTGTAGAATCTTCTGCTGCGGTTCGTGTAATTGGTCGTGCTAAATACCCAGACGAGAAAGATTCGGATGCGTATCCAATCGTTGAAGTATGGCTCAACCATCACCGTGATCGCTTTGTAGGCGCTACGGCATCAACAGCTTAATAGGAAGGAATTATTATGGCTATTAATAGAGCTAGTATTAGCAAAGAACTCCTTCCCGGTCTAAACGCTGTTTTTGGAATGGAGTATGGAGAGGTAAACAACGAACATGAGCCTCTCTTTGAAGTAGAAAACTCAGATCGTGCCTTTGAAGAAGAAGTACTCTTCACTGGTTTCGGTACTGCACCCACTAAGGGTGAAGGTGCTTCTGTTTCTTATGATGACGCACAGGAAAGCTATTCAGCCCGTTATACGGCTGAGACGATAGCTCTTGCCTTTGCTGTCACCGAAGAAGCTATGGAAGATAACCTGTATGACACGTTTGCCAAACTTCGTGCGAAAGGTCTTGCACGGGCGATGGCGAACACCAAGCAGGTTAAAGCGGCAAACATC